CATCCTCATATGGGGCGATGCTATAGCTAATGACTGGTACACGTGGCAGAGAAAATGACTGACGAATACAAGGTATTTGAAATTGTTTACGAACACGAGTTTATCACCTATGAGGAAATTCGTAATGAGAATCTGGGGTACAAGGTCGTTGACAATTCACATCCCTGGTTGGTGTCAGGATTCCATCATGGTGGCCTAACTGATGATGGTCGAGTCATATTGCGCATCAAGTATCAATTAGATGTCGACGTTTACAATCTATTCTTCCAGAATGAAATCATGTGCATGGTAATGCGCACCAATAAATTACCATGTGATGAGCTGATAATGGTGTTCGAAACGCCAGAACAAGCTGTTTTAGCTACACTGCTATGTGACAAGTAATTTGTACCAGGTATTGGCGCCAAGTATAATGGTTGTCAACAGGAATAATAACAATGAAACTACCATTTGGATGGCTGCCCGGCCATTGGGGTCTTAAAGGCACCACTCGGGCAATTGCAAAAGCTGAATACGAGTTGACAGGCTACGACTTGGATGCTGAGCTCGTTAAGATCAAGTATCAGGATGAGCCCAACAAATTGGGTAGCGAACTTGATCGAGTCATGTTGAAGCATGGCAAAATCACACAACGTGAATTCGATACTGCGCAAGCACACCGTGAATACACGGGGACAAAGCTTGACGCAGTATTGCTTGAAATTGCATACGATTATGGCGAGTTGACTGACAACGAGTTCAACAAGAAGTTGGCCACACTTAAGGGTGAGCCGTATATCGCAGTGATTGACAGCGACTATGATCCTGAACTGGTTCTGGATGGCTTTCACTTTGAATTTGACTGGAATGAAAAGTGGATTGAAACCCTGATTGCACACGGTTACGCGGGCGCAAGCGAGGACTTGGTCGTTCAAGCCTGGTTTGAAGACGTGTGTCGTGGTGTTGTAAGCGACAGCTTCAATCAGAACACGGTTCCATTTAATAGCCAGGGCCCCCAGCGCCCCACCAATCGCATTCCAAGGGAAGGCGGCAAGGCTGATTATACCTAAAAGAACTGGAGAAATTCTTGTCAAAATATATTGTGGTTGACGCAGCCAACCTTTTCTTCCGCTGCATTCATGGCGCTCAAGGTGACGCTTATTCAAAGGCTGGTTTAGCCCTTCACATCATTCTGCGCTCAATCAAGAAGCTGTGGCGTGAACAGAAGGCAGATCATATCGTATTCGCTCTTGAATCAAAGAGCTGGCGCTACGAAATCTTCCCCAAGTACAAGGCTCACCGTAAGGTTGCTGCACAATTGAAATCGGTTAGGGAGCAAGAAGATGATATGGTTTATAGGGAAACGCTTGACGAGTTCAACAATTTCCTGAAGACAAAAACCAATACCACCGTTCTTCAGTGTGACCGAGCCGAGGGTGATGACTTCATTGCCCGCTGGACGCAAGTTCACCCAGACGATGAACACATTATTGTGAGTAGTGACACTGACTTCATCCAACTATTGGCTGATAACGTTAGCATTTACGACGGCGTGAAGGACATCATGATCAAGCCCGACGGCGTGTTCAATGCTGACGGTGCTCCCCTGAAGTTCACAGTAAAAAGCGACGGCAAGCTGAAGATTGGCGAAGAAGTTGACATGGTTAATGGTGACTTTGAAGTCGAACCCGAATGGTGGCGCCGTGCGCTGTTCATGAAGTGTATGCGTGGTGATTCCGGTGATGGCATTTTCAGTGCATATCCCAAAGTTCGCGAGACCAAGCTGAAGGCTGCGTGGGAAGATCGAATCGAACGTGGCTACAACTGGAACAACCTGATGCTTCAGACGTGGGATGATGCCGGTCAGGAAGCCAAAGTTCAAGACCGTTATGAGTTCAACCGTGAATTGATTGACTTGACTCGCCAACCCCAGGACGTCAAGGATATCATGGATCAAGCCATTGTTGAAGCGGTGTCTCAACCCAGTAAAACAGGTGTTGGTATTCACTTTCTGCGGTTCTGTGAAAAGAACGGTTTGGTGAACGTCAGCAAAGAAGCCAAAGACCATACGGGCTACTTGAACGCCCCATATGCAAAGTGAAAATATTGATATGATGTGATAGCCATTGCATCATATCAGTCAACACATAAGATAATCATGCCGATTGAAAACGAACGGAAATATGTCCTAAGGGACGAAGATTCATCTGGATTTAAGGCTAAACTGGTAACTATGCCAGGTGCAACGTCCTTGGATCTGAAACAAGGTTACCTGGACAAAGCCAATCGAATCCGGTCAATCCGTCGACTGGACGGGACGGTCCAATACTTGTTCACCTACAAGACAAAAGTGAACGGCAACCAGATTGAAATTGAAAACGAAATCTCGGAACGTGACTTCAACAGTCTGTGGACTCTCGTAGGTAATGTCATTACCAAAACTCGGATTGTTGTCCCATTTGGGGATTACAAATGGGAAGTAGACTTCCTGCATAGCTACAAGAAGAAAACGCTGGGTGAGTGCTATCTGGTTATGGCAGAAGTTGAGTTGCCAGAAGATCAGGAGCTCCCCAATCAAGTGCCCGACTTCATATCCGAAAACCTGGTTTATCTGGTTCCCCGGGATGATCGCCGCTTTATTAATCGTAATCTATCTAGGGTTGGTACCGTCAAGCAGATGGTCCAAGAATTGAAAAATGTCCAATAACGTAAATCTACACAAAGTCACAGCCAACTGCTGGATTGCCAACACAAATGGCAGCCCCATTGCATTGATTCATCGGGGCGATGATCACTATCTGTACATGACTCCGGATGGTTCCCAGAAGTTCAAAAACATGGCTGACATCAAGACCTATCTGGGTGGTACTGTCAAGGAACAGATTACCGAAGCCAAGTCAGGACTTGACAGCGAGGCAATGGAAGATATTGATGGCTTCCCGGTCAAGCACGCAAACATCTCGGTAGAAACTGGTGGTGAACGCCCCGTTTACGTGCGCGGTAAGAAGATTCAACACGTGGCTGGATACTGGTGCATCAAGTTCAGCAAGAGCTGGGTGCCAAGCTTCTGCCCACTGCTCAATACGGTCGAAAAGTATCAGAGCGCCGGTCCTTTCAAGACTCGGCTGGAAATGATGAACAACCTTTCTGAACTCAACAGGGCCGCTAAATAATTGCCCTGAAGGAGAGAAATATGAAGATTGAAGTATATTCCAAGACCGTTTGTCCGTTCTGCACCCAAGCCAAAGCTTGGTTGAAGAATAACGGATTTGAGTACCAGGAAGTAAACCTGGACAACGACGAAGAGCGTATGGCCTTTTACGAACGAGTCGGGAACGGCGTTCGTACTGTTCCACAAATCTATGTTGATGGTACTCGCCTGGGTGGCTTTCAGGACCTTATCAAGAGTGACTTGATCGAACGCCGTAACGCCAGTTCGTTCGACGAGGATTTCTGAGCGCCCGTTACAGTATAGTTCTTGCTAACCTTTGCGAGTTTCTATATTGTATACAAATGGCGTAGGTAGCCAGACAGCGACAAACTCAATAATAAGGCCCCAGACAATGATCTGGGGCCATTCATTTGGTGAATTAAAGTGAGGGTTCACTTGGTAGGGGTATGGCATAAATATGTGGTAAGTCCATTAGTGAGGTAATGATAAAATGAGCCGCCCGAAGCCGTCTGTTCTGCTGAATCACACTGACAGCAGAACTTATAAAAGCGAGCAGATCCTCGCTGCTGACGCCATTTATGCCGTGTTTTATGAAGGTAAACCCATCAACTTGCGCTCACTAAATAGTTTGGTGAACTATCCAGGGCCCAAGTACAAGAAGGTCTCGTTCAGTAATCCTGGACATGCATTCAATCTAGCCGAAAAGCTGAATGCTCTGTTCAAGACTGACAAGTTCGAGGTCTTCAAGCTAACCCAAGGCGAGAAGGTCAAAGAATTCCAGGAATCCGATGACAATCCACCAGAAGATAGCTGAAGCACTGATAATACAAGCTGAAGCAAAAAGCAGTCCCCTGAAGAACTTGCTGGATGGTAAAACTGTCCAGCAAGTTTGCCATTTGATTTTCATGAATTATCGTGAGGGTAACGGTCGAACCGTCAAAGGTCTTCGTTTAAGCGATACTGGCCTACAACTCATGAAAGCTTTCTTCCAATGCCATGATGTGACTCTGACACCAGGGTATCGCATCACTGCCCCACATCTCATCTATATGGATCGCGTCAATCGCATGCCATATTGGTTCAACAATTCCTATTGCGCAATGTTCGACACCGAGCTCGCCATGATGCTCAAACTGGCAGATGGCAAGATCCAAGGATTGATCGATATGCGTTTTAGGCTCGTCTCTTCTGACTCTACGCTGAATCCAGACCAAGACTAGGTCTGACTTCCGCAACATCCCACACCACTGTTACAATTTAGTGAATGGCGCAAACCTAGAATCCAAGCGGTTTGCCAGTCCACCAACTTTTTATTTGATGAAAAATCAATAAATTCGCTTGACTGGCATTTCATTGTTCTTTAATCTTGCTTTTGTGCTGAAACACAAAGCGCAAGCGCAACAAGCGCAGCAAGTATTAAGTAACCCGCCCGCATAAAGCCAAGGAGCTAAATTCGATGAGCAAGAACAAGCAAGAAGCCAACCTGATCAAGCTGAAGCCCAGCGAAACCACGCAAGCCCTGCGTCACATGGTCAACAAGAAGACCGCCGTGTTCCTGTGGGGTCCCCCGGGCATCGGCAAGTCCAGCCTGATCAAGGCGCTGGCTGCTGAACTCGGCTACGACTTCATCGACATTCGACTGTCCCAGATGGATCCCACCGACCTGCGCGGTATCCCGTATCCCACCGAAGAACTCGACGCCGACGGCAAGCCGCAGAAGGGCATGAAGTGGTCGCCCCCGCTGGTGCTGCCCCGTGACCCGAACGCCAAGGCCCTGATCCTGCTGGATGAATTCAACTCGGCCGCTCCGACCGTGCAAGCCGCGTCGTATCAGCTGGTGCTGGACCGCGCACTGGGCGAGTACGTGCTGCCCGAGAACTGCGTGATCATCGCTGCAGGCAACCGCGAAACGGACAAGGGCATCACGTTCCGTATGCCGACCCCGATCGCGAACCGTTTCGTTCACATCGAAATGGAAGCCAACTTCGATGACTGGCTGCAAGTCGCGCTGAACGCGAACTACGACAAGGACGTCGTCGGCTACCTGACCGCATTCAAGCACGAACTGTTCAGCTTCGACGCTGGCAGCGCAAGCCGCGGCTTCCAGACGCCTCGTTCGTGGGAATTCGTGTCCCGCATCATGGACGGCGCCAACGCCCTGCCCGGCCAGGTCCTGACGGGTCTGATCACGGGTGCGATCGGCGACGGTCAAGCGATGAAGTTCCTGGAGCACCGCAAGAACGCGGAACACATGCCCAACCCGTCCGACGTGCTGGCCGGCACCGTGAAGCAGCTGAAGCGCAACGACGTTTCGCTCTGCTACGCGCTGACGACCGCGCTCTGCTACGAGCTGCGCGACCGCTGGACCGAAGCGACCCGTGAAGGCAAGCCGAAGGACGAAGTGCGTACGGCATGGCTGAAGCAAGCCAACAACTTCATCGACTTCATGATGAAGAACTTCGGTCCCGAAGTGACGGTGATGGGCGCCAAGACCGCGCTGAGCGTCTTCAAGCTGCCCTTCGATCCCAAGAAGATGCCGGCCTTCGAAGAGTTCACCAAGAAGTTCAAGGACATGATTATGTCTTAAGGCGCGGGCGGAAACGTGCCGGGGCGAGGCTTTCGGGCCTCGCCCTTTTCATTAGCAATAACCCCGTACCTGGTTGCGTATCACAATCATGTTATCCTGGTAGCCAGGAATCCGCCGATAACGGGGCAATAACCAGCCATGACAGATGTAACTTTCACTTGCCAGTCATGAAATCACTTGACTGTTATGGCAACAAAGTCTAGAATCAGTTACCTTAAAAAAGTGAGGACCGCCCCGCATGTCACAAGATTACAATAGCGACCCCATCGTCAAAGCGATTGTCGCCGCCCGCATCAAGCTCCTTCTGGAGAAGCCCTTCTTCGGCAACCTGGCGACGCGTCTGATTCTGATGGACGCCTCGGACTGGTGCAAGACTGCCGCAACCGACGGACGCCATCTCTTCTACAACCGTGAATTCATCAAGGGCCTGTCCCAAGCTGAACTTCTGTTCCTGCTGGGCCACGAAGTGCTTCACTGCGTTTACGATCACTTGGGTCGTCGTGGTGGTCGTGATCCCAAGGTGTGGAACATGGCCAACGACTACATCGTCAACTATACGCTGACGAAAGAAGGTTGCGGCCGTATGCCCCAAGGCGGCCTGTACGAAGACAAGTACAACGACACCATGTCGTCGGAAGAGGTCTACAACATCCTGATGAAGAACAGCACGACCATCAAGATGACGCTGGACGAGCACATCGACCCGACCACTGGCCAGCCGGAAGACGGTGAAGGTGGCGAAGGCGGCAAGGAAGTCGAAGTCCGCGTGATGGGCAAAAACGGCCCGCCCAAGCTGACCGAAGAAGAAATGCAGGAAATCCGCAACGAAATTCGTTCGGCTACCATGCAAGCTGCGCAGGCTGTGGGTGCGGACAAGACCCCCGGTGGCGTGAAGCGCCTGATCGATGCGTTCACCAAGCCCAAGATGGACTGGCGTGCCCTGCTGGAAACGCACCTGAAGTCCAGCATCCGCAACGACTACACCTTCCAGCGCGTAAACCGTCGCTCGTGGTCGGTCGGGGCAATTCTGCCTGGCATGGACTACATGGACACGGTCGAGCTGGCCATCGCGATCGATACCTCGGGTTCGATGACCGATGAAATGCTGCGCGACTTCCTGGGTGAAGTGAAGGGCATCATGGATACGTTCCAGGATTTCAAGCTGACGCTCTGGACGTTCGATACCCAGGTCTGGAACCCGCAACAGTTCTCCATGGAGAACGCGGAAGAAATCCTGTCCTACGACCCCAAGGGCGGTGGTGGTACCCTGTTCGAAGTGAACTGGGACTACATGAAGGAAGAAGGCTTGCAGCCGCAGCGCTTCGTGATGTTCACCGACGGCTACCCGGGTCACACCTGGGGTGACGAGAACTACGTGGACACGCTGTTCGTGATTCACGGCGGGTTCACGGGTGAAGCTCCGTTCGGTATCACGGCGTACTACGACGGCCCGAAGGAAAAGTAAGCCGGCCAGCAGTACAAGGATGGGACCCCAAATGGGGTCCCATTTCATTCTGTACTTGATTATTGTTCATCTACGACGTTAGAATGAAATTCGCAGCGTTACATCTTATGAGGAAATAACCCCAACTATAAGGAACCTTTGCCATGACGATCGAACGTATTACCAAGAATTTGGTTGAAAGCGGTCTGCCCAAAGAGCTTGCGGAACTATTCGCAAGCGGTGACATTGAAGCGGCGTTGTGGCAATGGGAAAACGGTTCCAAGTACGAAACGCACGGGGAATATTCCAACCTCAGAATGATGCTGTATCGGGCACGAACCAAGATGACGAACGAGGTTCTCGCACGTTCGAACAGTATGCCCATTTATGGGACTGATCTGGTCATACCATGGGGCTTGGCGATCAAGCATCAAGCTCGCATCAAACAGAACACCAAGCAAACCCTGGAAACCATGCGGGATAGTGGCGGTTTGACGCCGTGCGAAATGCTTGCCGCTCTGGAAGAGCGGGATGTGACAAGCATACCCGAAAAAGACGCCATCGCTCGAATCCAGGAAATTGTGTCCGAGTTCCAGGCTGAAGAACGTAGCCTGGCTCTGAAACCGCTCACTGATGAAATCGATAGTGTTGCGATGACCTATGACATTATCGCAGCTCAGGGCAACGGCATCGTGGGCGCTCGCCAAGTGGCAGCCGACATTCGAATGAACATCATTCCCGCTATCAAGCGATTCTTTTCGAGAACTTGATGTCCACCAAGTTTAAAGCATGCCATACTAGTGTTCCAAAAGGAAAGCGTGTTCGAGTTGTGTTGCGAAATGGTGATTCGTTCATTGACAAGTTCGTCGAGAAGAAATCGGGTCGCATCATCTTTGAAACTCGAACCATCAACACGAGAGAAATGGCGTCAATGACGATTGTTAGATGAAATTCTGTGTGATTTGTAGTGAGTCCAAAGCCATCCACCAGGTCGAAACCCGGGTGATGACGAATGGCTCAAAGAAAACCACATATCTTTCCAGGTGGTGGCATTGTCGGTCGTGTGGTTGTGATCTAACCACAGCGGATGATATGAAGTTCAATGCCATTGCTGTGCGAAAAGCCAAAAGGCGTCTAGGCCTTGACATAAAGCCTTTGAATGGCAAGAAATCTCGTATATAATGGCTACTAGACGTTTTAGCTGAGCCTCATGATACCCGATAAAGTTACATTCACCGGTTTGACCGTACCCAGCAACATCATGTATGGTGCTAGTCGCGGCCGCAAACAATTCTCGCCCTGGCCTGCATCGTGGACTCGATTGGTCGAAAAGGATCCGCAGAATTCGCGGGGATTGTCAGCCAAAGAGATCACACAAGCAATCGACGTATGGCTTGAAAAGAACATTCAAGGAGCATGGGGCTGTTATAGCAACATGCGGAATGCCACTACTGTTTTCTTCTTCCAAGAAGAAAGCGACGCAATTTTATTCAAATTGATGGGTGGATTGGCCACCTGTTTTGAAAAAACCCCCGAAGGAGAAGTTAAATGAGTCTGGTCCCCATGGTCATCTCGCGCGAAGGTAACAACGAACGCGCAATGGACATCTACAGCAAAATGCTGGATGAACGCATCATCTTCGTGACAGGGCCCGTCACTCAGGCGATGGCAGACAGCGTCTGCGCCCAATTGCTTTTCCTGGAAAGCACCGGCCCCAAGCGTGACATTACCATGTATGTCAATTCGCCGGGCGGCAGCGTTTACGCTGGTCTCGCCATCCGTGACACCATGAACTACGTGAAGTGTGACATCACCACCGTGTGCATGGGCATGGCTGCGAGCATGGGTTCGGTTCTGCTGGCTAGTGGCACCAAGGGCAAGCGTTTGATTCTGCCGGATGCCACTGTCATGATTCACCAAGTGTCGAGTGGCACTCAGGGCACGGTCATGGATCAAGAGCGCGGACTGTACGAAGCCGTACGCCTGAACGATCGCTTGCATCACATCTTGGCCGAAGCGACGGATGGCAAGGTCAACTATGAGCGCATGAAAGAACTGTGCTCGCGTGATCACTACATGAGCGCCCAAGCCACTCTGGAACTGGGCCTGGTCGACAAGATCATCGACCGCAACCCGAACGAATAACTGGCAATTCACCAGTAATTGAAGGGCGGGGAAATTCCCCGCCCTTCATACCATGCTAAATCAAAGGTGGCACAAAGTTTTGACGCCAGTTCAACTGTAAAGTATTATTTGGTATGAAAAAGATTCCCCTAAACAGTCTGGTTTTTCTCATTGATGTTTCGCCTCAAGAGGCTGAAGCAAGGTTTCCTGCCAATGAGATCATGAGTTCTGATGCTTTCACCACAGAGCTTCTGGGCCCTATGGTGAGGCCAGACTTGCGTGGAGTCGTTCAGGCTGAACTAGAACGCACGGTGTTCCTGAAGTTGTCTCTGGGGCAGCGTGTGGTGGTAAGTATGCCAGATCTACGTAGAGATGCAAGGATCAATATGGCACGTGAAGCGCAGAATCGTGGTTTCACAGTCATTTACCTGGTCGATGATCTTAACATCAGACGAGATATGGCACGTGGTGATCGAGTGGCTGACGTGGTTGACACCAATTCATCTTTTGAAGTCGTGATGCCTCTCCCTGATGAAAATTTCTTTGCTGAGCTTAAGAAACGTGGTTTTAAGGGTGTGACTGTTGTTCCAGACATACACGGAACGATGAATCCCCTAAGAGATGCAATTTCTTGGGCAAGAAGCAGAAATAACTTTCTGCTTTTTCTGGGTGATCTCATAGACTATGGGATTGATACGCTGGAAGTCGTAGATGAAGTGTATCAACTCGTGGTCCGTGGTGAAGCTGAAGCCCTTGAAGGTAATCATGAAAAGAAGATCTTCAAGCATTTGGCACAAGTTGAACGAACGGGTGTTTCACATGTTCGTTTGAGCGAAGGCAACAAGGTCACGGTTTCCCGAATGCAAGCATTGGGGAAGTTCGACCATGATCGTTGGGTCACGAGATTCAAGGCGTTGGTCCACATGATGCGCAATCACCGAGTGAGCGATGGCTTCATTTTTGCTCACGGGGCGGTTAAGCCAGAAATGTGGACAATCACCGACAACAGGCTACCAACCTCTCTGGAGGAGGTCAGTCTGTATGGTGAGGTTGATACTTCCGTTAATCGGTCTGACGGATATCCCAACCGTGTTTACAATTGGGTAGACGAGCTTACGCCAAACCAGATCGCTGTTGTGGGTCACGACATCAGAAGTGATTTCGAGCCCCTAAAACATCAAGGCGCCAAAGGCGGCACTGCCATATTCATGGATACTGGATGTGGCAAGGGTGGCCATTTGAGTACGCTTGACATTCGCTTTGATGGTGACGTCGTTAAGGTTGAGAATTTCAACTTGCATTAAATAAATATCTGCACATATAAAGGGGCCTATGATGGTCGAACAAATGAATTTCAACGCAGGCGGGGACGTGCTGGTACTGAACAGCGACGGCCTGCCTTTGAGTATGTTGCCAATCAGCACTGTGAACTGGAAAGAAGCCATCAAGGCTTACTGGCTGGATCAAGTGGACGTATTGGAATCGTACGAAGATTGGGTCATCCGCAGCCCAAGCGTGGAAATGTTCGTGCCGGCCGTCATTATGACTCGTCAGTGGGTTCGTATGGGCCGCTCGGTCAAGTTCTCGCGCTCGAATGTGTACATGCGGGACCGCCATAAGTGCCAATACTGTGGCGAAATTTTCCGTCATGATCAGCTGACACTGGATCACGTCGTTCCTCGTTTCGAGGGTGGTAAGACTACCTGGGATAACGTCGTTGCTGCTTGCTCGCCTTGCAATCACAAGAAGAGCCACTTCAATGAAATGAAGCCCATGAACGCTCCACGTCGCCCATCGTACGGTGAAATGCTGACCATCGTCCGTGAACGTCCAGTTGTTGTTCGTCATGCCAGCTGGAATACCTACCTGCAATGGCCTGACGACATGGTAAAGGTGGCAGGCAAATGAACCGAACGTTTATGAGCTTGTACCGAGATGAAATCGTCAATTCAGAAATGGTTGACGATTTTATCGAGGAATGGCATTCAGCAAACTCCCAGGAATCTCTAGCAGATTATCTGGGTATGACTACTAGCGAATACGAATTCTTTGCCATAACTGGTGAACTACCAGAATAATAAAGCTGATTGATTTATTTTGACGGGGGCCAATGGCCCCCTTATAATCATGTTTACGCCGTTATAGAACAATAACAAACAGGAGTAAACAATGGCTGATACACAAGACCAAGCGGGTGAAGTTCAAGGCCCCGTTATCAATATCACCGATCTGGAAAACGTGGTTAAGATCATCGACCACGCCGCCGATCAAGGCGCCTTCAAGGGTTGGGTCGTTGTCGAGCAGGTTCTAGCCGTTCGCAACAAGATTCAAGCATTCGTGGCCGCAGCTCAACCACAAGATCAAGAAGCACCCGCTGAAGCACCCGCCAAGCCTGCTCGCAAGACCGCAAAGGCCACCAAGGCCAGCAAGACTGCCAAGTAAATCACAGGGTGGTTCGCCACCCGTCCCTATAGAGAGAATCTATGTCAATCAAGAAACATATTGGTAAGGTCGTTTCTACCGACCAACGTTGTGTCGTTGTTTTCATGCGTCTCCCCGATGCCGAAGACAAGGCCCTCATCATCAATACCGAATCCCTGCAACCATACTATGAGCAAATCCTCATGGAAGTGGTCAATTCCCCGGAAGGTCAACAAGCTGGTAATCTGGCTGATGTGCTGTCGCGTCGTATGGTTCAACAGACAGGCCGCACCATTCTGGAAGAGTTCCACAATCGTGGTCTGATGCGTGCTGAACTGGTTTCTAACATCGTCATGCTGCCACGCCCCAACATGCCCATGCCACTGGCTGACATTCTGGCTGCAATGGATCCAGAAAGCGCTGAGACTGCGCCAACTCAGAACTATAACAAGTTCAACCCCATCGCCAACAACATTTCGGCCGCATCCTCGGAAGAACGCCTGCAAATGGCACACAATCTGATCGTTGAAGCAGAAATGCTGGAAGCCGAAGCTGCCAAGAAGCGTGAAATCGCATATGCCGCCGTTCCGACCCTCCGACCTGTTGCTGATACGCCAATCGTCCCTGTGGCGGATGACGCTCCCGCTCAGGCCACTGGTAATGAGTGAACGTTCCGCAAAGCTCCTTGAGCGAATCGTATCCGAACGTGATCGTCAAAAGACCCTACCAGGTTCTGAATATGACGCTAAAAATTCGGTTAATGATTGGATTGCAATTGCTGGGCATTATCTGAATGAACCAGCAAAGCGCAAAAGTTCTGCTTCTTATAACCGAGGATCTATCCCCACTCAGGAAGATTTCGAGGCAAGTTTGATCAAAGCCGCAGCGGTTATTTTGGCTGCTTTGGAACAAGCAGAAACGCTAAAGAAGAACGGCGACTTGCAATAACCAGGAAGCCCTAGACCCCTAGGGCTTTTTCTTGACTTTAAAAAATGAAACCTAACATAACAGTGGAAACCACTCCGGTGACCATGACCACCCCAAAACCCAACGACCTCCAGAATATCGTATGGGGATCCACGACACAAATTTCTTCTACCATGAATATCGGCATAGAAGATCTCATGGCTGAATCGATGGTAGCCGAGATTACAAAAGAAATCGACCGAGAAATTTTCCGTGAACTGGTTACCGTCGAGGAAAAGGAACGGTATTATCGGGAACGTGATGCCAAACAACGGGCTGAAAATCCTGCTCTACAGGAAGCTTGGGACAATTATCAAGTCCTACTCAGGCTCACCAATGAAAAAGGCGTAAATACATGAGTGAAATTAACGCCTTGGAGGCCGATATGAACTTCAGTGAACTTATCAATCAAACGATAAACGAAGTGGACATCATGGACTTGTCAAGAGACTACGTGATTCTAGCCAATGTTGTATTTGAAGACGGCGATGAACAGGTAGTCATGGTTGATCAGTTGAATGA